CACTTTATCTTCGGCAAGTACAGATGCAGTGACCGACGATGAAGAACTATTCTATCAACCAAGAGCGAATTCATTGGGTACAACTTCTCAGAGTAGTGGTGTACACGAAGTGTTTGACATTATTGCACACAATGATAGTGGTATTTTCACAGAACTGATTATACAGCCGTCTGACCGTAGTCGATTTACACAGTTGTCTAAATTATTTACAAACGAAGGAGGTACAACTGTACGCTCCAATAAATTTGAGATACACTATCTCATGGGACGTGGACGTGCACTTACAATGTCTGACGGCGATTCAGGCACATCAATATTACGAGCACACGGACTTGGGGCTGACTTGGCTGCAAATTCGGTGAGTGTCAAAGGTGATGGTGCCCCCGACTCATTCATTGTCAAGGAAACAATGCCCGGTGCTCCTGTCGTTACAGTCACGCTTGGGGGTGCAGGTCAAGGGGCTATCAACACCAAGCCAACGTACTCTCCTTCACCAACTGCTCGTCTTGCTTGGTCAACACGTCGTGATTGCTCAGCACGAGTATCGCTAACGACCAGTACCGCAGTTACTGTAGTGCCTCTTAACAACAAATCAAGCGCTTTATCTTCTTGGGGTACGTATTGTTTCCCTAAGATTGGACGCATATACTTTGCAGCGGCTATACAATCAGATGACAGTACAAGAAAATACGCTTCGGCTGAATACACAGGTAAAGACGGAACCGGGTTCACCTTTTCTTCGGGAACAGGTCATACTGGCAGTGGTAAGTTTGTACTTGCTAATGGCACTGAAAGTGATTCATTCAGTGATTGGTTGAGTGCTACGGGTATAATCACAGGCTCAGTCATAGAACTCGATGATAAGTTCAATGAAGAATCCTTGTGCAATGACGGTACTACTGTCAACGACAGGCTCTTCCAAACACTTGACACTGTCCAGCACGATTATCAACTTGGGACACAATATGCAAGTACACGTGCCATGGTTGAAATACCACTCTTTGATGACTTCTTCTTTGAAAATGAGGCAGAAGGTATATTCCCCGGACCTGATAACAGCATGAAGTTACACCTTGATGCAACGTATGCTGCTCCAACATGGGCACCTAACCCGGTGGGTCGACGAGCACCCTCCGTTGTACCAGACGACCCAACAGTGAACAGTGCATTCTCTACATCAATCAAGACGAATGAACACCGTCGAGGGACTGTGGTAAGTCAGCCATACGACTCAACGAACCGTCATATTTACGTGCAAGACTACAAGGTGTTCCCTATTGCTACGGCTGCACCAGTTACCGTTGCTTCGATTGACGGTGCACTTCGTTATCGACGTGCATTCTTACCGTCAGGTGAATGGGTATTATACGACGTTCGTAATACTTCTGGTTATCTTGAAGTAGCAGGGGCTGCGTCAACTGACGACAACTGGGCATTCAGTAAAAACTTCTTACAAGAATTATCTGTCGGTGTTTCAATCATACCTGCTTCGGGCTTCCAAGACATGAATTATTCGTCAATCGCCGATAACCCATTAGTTGACAGTGCAGGCTTTGAAGCACGGCGACCATACTACTACGACCGTGCTAACGTCATGACACAGGGAGGCAACGTGGACTACGGCATGAAGCAGTACGTGAGTGCTGTAGAGTTCCGTGCGGGTCCACGTGCAAATCCTCACCTTAAGCGTATCAAAAATAAACGTGCTCGCTCGACAGTTAGTCTATTCTTTTCGCCTCAGTTACTTCTTTCAGATGCGGCTGACTTTCCAATAAGTAATACACACGATACAGATTACAAATACAGAATTGCGTGGTGGAATGGGACTGTATACAAGTTCGCTCATTATGACACAATCAACACAGTAACAGGTGTAATTGGGTTGAACAACATCGATTCGGGATTCGCCCCTCAGGCTGGTGACGAAATTATCCTATGGGACATGCATTCCGTCAACGGGACTTACCCTGAAATTAAAGAAGATGCATTCCTCAATACGAAGTGGGGAAACCCGTACTGCAATGGTGGCCTGCGAGCAGGTGACACCGTTTGGATGAACATGCACTATACAAACCCTCACGCAATCGAGGGGTTGTTCTGCAAGAGCCGAGGCACTTTAAACGAGGCTGAGGTATGGAGTGGGTTCTTAGAAGGTGAAGGTGACTTTGCTACAACACCTCGTGAAAGCATAGCAATGGAGAACTTCCTCATAGGCAACACATGTATTGAAACCGCTCGCAACTTTGTTCAGCATATCAACAAAACGATTGAACTCAATTATGAAGCATTGGGATTACCTGCATTTGGTGCGCCTACAGTAGCATACATTGACCCGTACCAATCAACTGAGGAGCATGCACGTGTGCTGTTGTATGACGTAGCACACGACCGTGAGTTCATCGCATTCCAAGACTTGTGGATGCAAGTTCAGTCAAGCCCTCAAGCAGCAACGATAGGTGCTGAGCCTAAATCAACAGGTACCATCAGAAATCAAACAGCAGGGGCAGGTACAGGGCTCGATGTTGCCAACGGTTTCCCTTCACAGAACAAATCACTCGCATCTACGACACAGTCTGAGTTCATGGAAGCAGCAATGGCACACAAGTCAACGTGGAACCTGAATGTTGATTTGAGTGCACACGCTACTGGCTATCACGGTCATACTTCAAGTGACCCTGATGTCGATGGTATACAGCCACGTACGAATGAATATGTGAAAGATTCAGGGAACAGTAAGCACAAGGAGTTGTACAGCACAACGGCTGAAACAGCGACTTACTTTGATACACCTGATGGAACTCGATGTATCCCTGTATTCTTAGCACTCAAGGGTATTCGTACGACGGTTCTCGATTTATCGACGCATGAAGAATCACGCCTGCAACATTTACCACATTGGACTAACATGGACTTTGTTCGACGATTGAGCATAGACTTCGGTGAGATAGGAGTCAAAGATGGAATTAGGAATATAGAAGCCGCTGCTCGTGAAATTGTACGGCTAATCAACCAAGCAGGTGCTGCTAACGGTCGTACACATGCCAAGCGACCTGCTGACCAATACTTTGGAGAAAGTGAAAGATTCGGACTGTCAAATACAGGAGCCCAGTCTGACAGCATAAACAGCGTAGTAGACCCAACTGCTGCTCACATGAACGCAGCCTTTGCTGCTACAGGAAGTACACACGACCCTGCTCCATTTTGGGATAAGGAAAAGGCGTTTGCTGCTCACGACAGAGGAACACATATGGGATATGTGCGTGCACATTTGGGCAGAGTGGTGTCAGATTCGGATGGTCGTAGAGGTTTCAGTATAGTTATTCACAGCACTGTACCCGGCGCATCTGGAAGAAACTTTTGTGTGTGGCTGGATAACGCACGTGGACAGTTACCATATCGCCCTCAGTTTTTGATAGGACACGGAGGACGATTCCGTAACTATTGGTGCCAACCCGATGAAATCACAGGCGAAAACATGCACCCTGCTCCTATGCCAATCAATCGATTCGGTCGACCGTTTGCGCCAATAACGACATTGAAAGAGTATCTTCCTTCTGATGAAGTAAACGAACCATTCAGAAACAACCTTGAGTTTGGTCCTGAGACAACTGGTACATCCGGTAACATGGCATCATCGACCAGTGAAATTGCATCAGGAAGAAATGCTAACACAATCATCGATGAATCGTTTGAGACAAAGAGTCCATCTTCTCAAGTCATCGATGGTTTGCGTATAGGTACTCCCGCACGAGCCCGTATTAATTTCGGCGGCCTAACACAAGCAGGTATACCCGGATGGGCACCTGATGCAGGTAAATGGGGGTTCGGTCGTGACCAGCAAGATACTCGCTTTGAGCACATTTACGGAAACAATGCTACAGCGTTTACACAGCATGGAAACGTAGATGCGACTTCCTCAGGCGGCTACATACCTGACTCAGACATCAGGACAGACAACATAGGCAACGGACAGTTGTACGGTATTCGATTTGCTGACCATCGTGGTAAAAATCATACAATACGAATGGTATACAGGCAACACAGTCAGGCATTTGCTAACGATTTGACTGTTCTGCCACCAACTCTCGATGACGAAATTGTCATCAGTTTTGACGACCGTGACGTAGGACAAGGTGGATTCACGATTGGTAAGCACATGTTCGGTGAAGGTGACGTATGCGGGGAATTTACGTTGGGTACGAAAAATAAATTCAAGGGCAACCTATGGAACAATTATCCGTCACCTGCAACTGGTATATCGGCGACTGTACAGGTTGTTACAGTGGATGGTGCTGATGCTCTCAAAGTTACATTCTCGGCTCCGTACGACACAAGTAGCACTTTAAATCATCCTGACATCTTAGGCTATCTTGGATTCCCTGAAAAAGGCATGATTCAACTTAACAACGTCGCAGGTCCCGGTAACAACGGTGAACCGCTGTATTACCAAAGTCGCTCGTATCATGGCAAAGCAGGTGCATCAGGAGTACACTACTTGTACAATGTTGAAGGTCATACAACAGCATATGGCTCAGGTGAGACACGAATCATTTGCCCACGCATGTCATTCACATCTGTACTAACAGACGAGGTTATGGCTGCTGCTGTTGAATTCGCTATGACTATGGACGACCCGAACAGCGAAGATGTGAGCAAGACTACGTTTGACTGTACACACATGCTTGCACCCGATGGCCGTACACTCGGCGAATGGGGTGTTTCCTCTACAGCAATTCGTGTGAAATCACATTCTGCGTCCAATCGAATTGTACCTTTGCGTAAATTGTTTGAAGTAAGCCGTGAAAAGGATTGGGGGTTCCAAGCAGGGGCATCGGTTCAGTCTACGGGTACAGGCCACTTAGGGGGATTGACTGATACTGAAATTAGTGAAGGTGCTCGTCTTGATGTAGGCTACATCCCTAAGACTGTACTGCACATCACAACAAAGTACAGAGGAACGAATGCAAACACCGCTACTCCAGTTCTTGTAGATAGTATGAACAATGTTGTTGATACTGTGGACTGGACACAGAATCTTCGTGGCGATACATTCTATAGAACAGCAGGCGACCGTGTCATACCGTGTGTCAACAGCCCTATGATTAACGTACACAATTCCTCCAGTACGTCAGTCACGTTACCTTCAAGTCAATATCTGTATCTCATCACTACGCCTGCGTCGACTGATACGGACAGTTGGGCTGAGAAAATCACGGTATGGCTCGGCAGCGAAGAGTCAGGTATAGTGTCGAGCAAACCCGGTTCAACATCAACGACTGAACTTGAGTTTGTAGCCGATTCAGCACAGTGGAGCGGAACAATTGCTAACAGTGACATACTTGTAAGGCAAGGTTCTATAGAATATTCTTCTGAGGTTGGAGGCATACGTCGTGCAGGCAGTCATCATGGTGAACCATTCCTTTACTTCCGTGGAGCGCACGACAGTCCTGACCACTGGGTACCTCTGTACTTTGGAGGTGGGTTCTCAGGTGTTACACTTGACGTCAACGACGGTACTCAAAACGATTACAGTGAGTTCTACGAACATCCGTATTCAGGAGGACCGACAGGTTCGGCTGGATTACAGAACGTAGGTGAAATAGCAGGTTCTCATGCACTCATCGATGCTAATGCAATGCTCGCTATGTTCCCCGGAACACCTTATCTCGACCAACATGAAGGTCGCAACAGTATGCCTTTCTTTAATCAAGACGCTATGTTGTCTTTCGATTTGGATGCTGGTAACAGTAGTAACGCTTCAAGCACTGGTGTGACATATACGGACAGTACAAACACAGTCCGATGTCAACGACCAAGTCCTATTGTACTTCGATTCGCCCATCCTCACGCACGTTACAGTGCAGCAGGGGCTACAGATGACCACACGACATATATGATATTCGGTCCCGGTCAGGCTGTTCCTCACAACTTTGCTGCACAAGAGCCGCAGTTGTCAGGTATAGTTACTACTGGTAACGGATACAGCGCTGTACCTACTGGAAAGAACCTGCCAAACGAAATTGCTAATGGAGGGGCGAGTCGACTCGGTTTTAGTGCTCATCTGCCGCCAACCGCTGAGTGGCAGAAAACCAACGTGTCAGGATACAATTACGTTATGAACTGGGAGCCATCGAAAGGCCATCCAAACAGTACACACTTTGCACAAACAGCAGGCCAAGGTCTATTCTACGATACACAAATGACTGCAACAAATCCCCCTGCTCACGCTCATCCGATGTCTTATGTGTTCACTAATTATGCAGGCACCGCCATGGGAGCATCAGGGCTTGGTACAACTCTTGCACGCTCATGCGTTTGGCACATGGATGGTGGCTATCACCCCGGCGGTCACATACTTGATAATCACATAGAACGCAATCCAAAGCACCCAGTATCGGGATTGCGAATATCGACAGGAACGAACGCTCAACAAAACCCAACTGTGTTCCGTGTGTCGGCTTTGTTAGGGACTGCTTACTTAGGTACTTTTGATAGTGTCGAAGACATGACAAGTAATTCAGACTATGTTGTTGTCGATGCTACTCGTGCACAAAATGCAGAAGAACTCGCTACAATCATATCAGCAGGCATAAACACATTCCCCGGTACTGACCCACTCAAAGCAATAGGTGGTACGTTCTTACCTTCATTCCAAACCGCAGCCAAACAAGACCGTTACGGTTGGGTCGAACTAACGATGGCTACTGGTGGGTATACTGCTGAAAGTGGCGCTGCCGCAACGCTACAGGCATCTGCCGCTATACCTACAACCCTACCTCAGTACGGTTGGTTGCGTATATCTGATGGCGGCTCAAACACTGGTTTTGCTTCTTACGCTTCATTTACTGGTTCAGTATTCACTTTAGCAAACAATGTTTCGTCATCAACGAATATAGTCAACCCTACAACCAAGGCTGCTGTTACAGCATCGACTATCAACGGATTAGGGGCAGGGGCTGTAAAGATTTACGTTTGGACAAAGGCAGGTACTCACCGATATAACAACACATCTGAGGCACGTGACCACATGACACAGGTTCATCACAGTGGTTACGTTGATGCTGTTGACAGAACCAAGCCTATCGGAGCAGTCGGCTGGTCAGGTGAAGCATATTCACATCTAAACTCATACAATGGGACACAAATCGGCAGTACGAAATTCCCTGCTGGAAAAGGTGCTTGGCATCCATTCCTTGGTTTCAACCCGTATGGGGCAGCAGAGACTTGCTTGTCAGGTAGTTCTGCTGTAGGTGCTGACTCCATGCCTGCAAGCGTATACGAACAGCAATGTGAAATTGGCTTATCTTCTCGACACTTGATTGCAGTAACGCACGAGAGCGAGATGCCTCTGATAGCAAAGGCTGACCGTGATGGCATTTTGTGTGCTGGTGATTGGTTGGACTTAAAGCGCAGTGGTAAAGTAGCATTTGCGGGTACAACTCAATGGGACACTGCAAAGGTACACAACCGTGACCGATATGTTGGACCTGCGACCGCTGGTCCTCACGTAGAAGCAATGATGTTAGCCGATGTAAGTTCTTACCCACCTACTGCATCATACCCTGCTGTAGGTACTGAAACATACTGGCACAGTCGTGTCACAGCGGCCTCTCACATTGAAAGGGCTGACCCGTGTCAAAGTCCTACTGGTGATTTGTTTTGGGATAAGTCAAAGGTCACTGCAAGTCAATTCCATGAGGATACTACTACATACGGCGTGAATTGCCAAGGTATACAATCACTAACTGAATACAGCGCAGTAAGCACTGGGTTATACAAATTTTACAACGAGAGGCAGGCTGCTCGTAACTTCAACGAAGAGCATGTTGTTTGGAAGCGCATGGATGGTGGTAACCTTACTATGCCTGCCGTCAACGCACGTGGACTGGGAATGGTACCGTGGGTCTATAGAAAGGATGGCTCGTCTTACAAAAAGGTCGGAGAGACTATTCTCGGAAACAACCGGTTTTCGTTTGAGACAACGAACGGGGCAATGTTCCCAGTCATTCAGGCACAGGAATTATCTCATCCTCAGTTGGCTGAGCAGAATAAATTCACAGTTGAATTCGCTCTTGATATACCAAACGAAGAGCAGCAGTTCCAAAGCCTACAAGTATTAGACGACACTGGTCAAGAGCACAGATTAGCAGGTGGAAGCCCACTCGGTACTGTTATTCTCGATTTCAGACATCTGAGTAACAGAGATGTAGAAGGACTATCACCTGCTCTCGCAGGCTCAGGTATATCTCCTAACTTGAAAATACGATTACCAGAGGCTGACGAAATACCCGGCAACATCATCGTAAGACCAAGTTTCGACCGCATACAAGGGTATCAGACTGAGACTATGGGGAGTGGCGGATTACAGCACCCATCACAACCTCAACAGGCAATCACAGATATGTTCAGCGATGCGAAGCCCGGACCTCGTGCTTGGCCTACATGGGAAAATAACGGATGGGAGCACTTGAGTCAAGATGGTACAGATGTATCAGCAACACGCCTTTCATCACCTGATTCATCTTCTAAGGGTTGGTCTGACCACACAAACAACAACCCGCTTGAGACAGCCTACGAACCACACGACCGTTCACTACAATTCCACATTACACGAATGGGTGTAACAATGACGCATCGTGACGACACCGATGAGTTGTCTTTCACTTCATTGACAGGTGACGAAATCAACGTAACTTCAAACCCTCAACTCGCCGTTTGGAAGGTCGACAGTGAAAAGAGTGGAGGACGTTGGTTCTTGCGAGTTTACGACCCAACTACAGACAAAGGCGTCATTGCATCGTACGAGAACACGGGTACCAACAAATTCACAAACGTCGTTGTATCTCCTGATTTTGTATCGTTTGTTACAGGTAAGACTGGACTGAAAGTTGTACCATCATACTACATGCCTGCTGGCAGTACACGTTTCTTTGCATCACGTCGATTACGTGACCACAGCGAGTACAGTGGGTCAAGTCCTGACATGCCGAACATTGATTGGTCAGGAGTTACGACAACCCCATACACTCAATTGACTGCACCAAAGATGACGCCTATGCCTATTCCTCGCATGGGTCATCACTATGTAACTCCTACAATGGCTCTTGCACCCGGTCATTATGCTCACCCTGCATATCAACGAATGTATGATTTACATCTTGCTTGTCGCAGCGCATCGAACAAGCCACTTGAAGATAATTACCTCAATGATGCAGAAGTTCTCAACAACGTACCCGGTCGTGACCCACTTGTTTGGTTTAGCGGACCAACAGCAGCCTACGGACCTTCTGACATACACGGCGGTGCATTCACTCTGATGACTGAAACCAAAGTCAAGTATGACGGATACGGTATAGCAGCAAGTGCGGGTGCTGCCGCAGGCGAAATCAACGCAGAAGGAGGCCACTCCATTGTGTTGGAAGCAGCAGGTACTTACACTCTTGACAACCACTTCCCTGACCCAATGGAAGTTGGGGCTTATCAGATTATCATTCAGCCGAATGTATTCTCTCAACAAATTACAGGTTATCACCTAAACCATAGCGATGCGACAAAGGCACCTTCTGAATCAGGTACAAAGGTAACCGAACTGACAGGTCAACAAATCAACACTGTCATCGCTATAGAACATGATACGTCGAGCAGTGGCGGTATGACACTCGTACTTGCTGAGGCAACTATGGCTGATGTGCGAGGCTGTGAGATTATTATTAACGAAGTTATGCTTGATTTGGAACCTGATGCAGGGAGTCAGTTTACCAACATACCTGCATTAGGTTTGTACAATTCACTTGGTGTTGACGAAACTGCATCACCTGCATTCACACGACGTAGTTTACCTTATCGACCTAACATGTTTATTCAGACAACGCCGGGTATGACAACTACTGTGCCATGGTGGGCACAATTGCACAAAGACGGCGCTCGCAGTAGTGCGGCTGATGAGTTCAAATTCCTTGAGTGGCATACACCTGACCACTACTATCAGTTGAATCGGCCTGCGTTCGGTGCAGTTGGTGCACAGATTACACTCGCAGGTTTTTCAACAATTTATCCTGACATCTACGGTGAGCACTACAGAGCACGTAGCCTTAACCCAAATTGCGTCGTTGTATCATTCGATGCAAGTGCACAGACGGTTACTGTCGACAACAACGAGTTGTTCCCAGTTGAGCCATATTACAACGAAGTATTGGAGTATATTGATGCAAGTGGTGTAAGGCGCACTGCTACGTATACAAACCGTACAGGTACGCTTGCTCACGCAACGCTTAGTACAGCCACAACATTTGAGGGCGTATCGACAGCGAACTTATTCTTTACCAACCTAACAGCGGATACAATCATTCGGCTTAGCGGACCATATGATAATAGAAAGGCTGGTGACATATTCAAGGACTCCGAGTCGAGTATTGCCACACGTACGCTCGCACAAACATTTGCAGGTACACGGGATACTAATTCGTTGCACACACCTGATGCGTTCTTGTGCATGTGGCACCCAAATCTTGGACGCCCGTATACATATTACTCAGATAACAGCAGTAGGTCATTCTATAGCGCTACAGGTGTAGCCGACTCCCCTGTCAACAAAGCATCACTCAACAACATTCCTGAGCACTTTGAAACAATTCATTACCATGACTTCTTTTATGCGGCATCGAAAGGTCCGTTTGCTCTCGGCATGAAGTGGGTTGCCCCACCGCATGATGCTGATAATGATGCGGCTACAACCGACTTCCACGACGGAAGTGTGTATACCGCTGCACAAATGGATGCACTCGTTGATGCTACAGGTACACTCGACCATCAAGGTGGTACTGACGGCTCAGATAAATACAACTTCGCAGGCTATTGGCCGAGTGGTTCTCGTGGAGGAGCAGGCTCAAGTCGCCTCGATGGATTCCTTGAGGCTGTCATCGGATGGGGTGGCAAATTGTTTGGCATAGACTGCGTAGGATTCCGTGATGATAGCGGCATAGAAGAGCGCACTTATGCACAGATGACATCAGCCTCAGACCATGCCCGAAATACGTGCTTTGGTTACCGCTTTTCGTTAAGGCAACCGTACAATAGACCACGTTGGTCGCCATATGTAAGAGGATGGCTTGAAGGTACAGGTAATGCAAATGCACTACTTGGATATTATCACGGTTCATTCATCCAGCAAGACAGCAAAGCAGACGGCTGGGATTCGGGTGATGATTTCCCTTCAACTTACACTGGTATATTGGAGCGACTGACTCAAATCAGTGCCATGCTCAATCAAGACCAAATCGGTCGACAGGTACGATACAGCGATGGTCGTCGTATGACACAACCGTTCGGCTGTCCTGTACGAACAGTACGTAACGGTTCATCTGTTCGACGTATGTATCCGAACGACCATGCAGGTTTAGGTATTGCTGAGTTAGCAAATGCTCATCGCTATTATCTGATTGATTGGTGGGGCAATGCACGTGGTGAAGATGTACGACGGTTCCCTGTACGTGGATTCGGAATTCGACCTGCGTGGGACCCTGAGGATGCGTACGCTGATACAAACGTCACTCATCGACCTGCTGCAAACAGTTTGTTTGGTGGTGACGGAACTGATAGATACAGTGGTAACGCCAACAATGACAACAACGCTTCTTCAAACATGGGTACTGCGGACTGGTTTAACCCAGCGAGCGCCATGCGTGTTGGTGATAGAGGTGACGGACGTGGTGTCCGTTGGCCTACGCATTTCAACGAAAGCCTGTTGGCTGACGTATCTGAAACAGTTGAGCCAGCAGGGTTAGTTGTATCTCAGCCAACTGCTGAACCAACTGTCGGTAAGGGACTGATTCGACCACGTAATGATATTTTACAGTCTGACGAAACGGAGCGTGGAATCAGTAACAGACTCGACCTCGCTGACGAGGACGGTCTATTGAAACCAACTGCTATGGTCAGTGAAGGAATTGAGTCAGTAACTGCTGACTCGATGCTTGCAGAGCCTGTTGGCGGGGATGGTGTCCGCATTGGGTTGGACATTGACACGCTCGCTGAACTCAACGATGGTGTCAGTCGTGAATATGTTATCATGAGCACAGAGGCTCACAGTTTGCACACTGACCGTGAAGTAGGACAACGTACAACTCTACGTGGTGCACTTGACATCGGAAGCCAAACACTTGGTCACCTTAACATGACCACTCTCTCTTGGAGTGCTCAGCCTGTCAAGGGTATACTGCGAGTATCGAACGCTCACGCATTTTGGGCGCTTGGTGGCACATACGTGATGGATTGGTCAGTGCGAGAAGGTGTGCTATCTGACTTTGGTTGGGGTGCAACTGCTGCGGCGGATTCAACGAACCCGTATCAGGATGCAAATCACTCACCAAAGGTTGACCGTACCAACAATACTGATAGCAGCATCGAGTTATTGATGCGCCCTGTTATGACACTTGACAAGTCACACGTACAGATGTTCCGACACAACCCAGTTGTTACAAGTGGTACTCCTCAAGCCAGTCCCAACTTCTATTCCGCTACTGGTGGGTGTAAGTATGGGTTCTATGTGAGTGACGCACCGTCTGCCCGTACAGGTACACCTTCGTCGCCTCCGTACAAACCAGTATATGCCATCAAGCCTGCGAGTAGTGTGACCACATCAACGAGCGATGGTCCAAAGATTCTCGGAGTTGACGTAACAGGATATGTCAAGACTGACATAACACAACCAGTCGCTCGTATCGTCATGAGCGAGAACACACTTGAGCACTTCCGTAGCGATGCACCCCGTCGTTTGTCAGAGAATGGTGAATCGGATTTCACAGTACAGCCACGTCACAGTCAAACCCTGCACCCAAAGGGCAGTTCAGGCGATACGTCTTTTAACACGGGCGACCACAGTGGAGAGTGATAGCATGACACCGATGGATGAGGCTTGGCGGGTTTTGAAAACAGACTTTGTTTCGCCCGATGAAGAAGACCATCCTGAGATAGGCAGAACTGTGTATAACCCCGAAACCAATCAGGTATTAGGCTCATCCTTGAGAATTATGCCCACCTCAGATGGCAGACATAATCACCCTGAAAATGTCATGCGTGATTTGATTCATGAAGATATGCATGTTGCTACTTTACCCGAAGTCGGCCAAAGTGGAAATATAGGGTATGCTGAGTTTCCCGCTTTTTTAGGTCAAGAGATATACTCACAGCGATTAGCGGAAGAAGGAAAATCAGAAAGAGAACGAGAGCCTTACCATTTGGAAAGAACAACGCCTATGAGTGAAACTCTTTACAGATTATCTGGTCATCCCAATGTACCTTTAGAGCAAAGACAGCAGTATAAACAACAATGGCGCAAGTCGATAGGGATTGATTGAACATGGCTGACGCATACAACAGAACGACAGGGCGATTTAGCGAAGCCCAGCCAACTGTCATGAAGCGTGTTCGCAAACCGTCGTTTGTCGACAACGCTGTGCGTCACGCTGCTTACTCTTCATCATCAACAAAGCGTGTTGCAGCAGCACCTACACGTACTGACTTCCAAGCATCGAGTGACAGGACATACACCCTGACAGAAGAGGATGACAGTATACGAATCGAGCACACCACTTCCGCTGGTAACAGATTCAGGGGAGGTATATTCCACGATGATGACCAGTTCGATGCGGCGTCTACAGTACCGAGCCTATTCGTCAACAAGCACAGTCCTCGTGAGCGCTTAGCGCCGCACTCTATAGAAACAGCAACCAAGGGTACACGCATTCGCCTGAATAACCTCAAGGGTCGTAGTCTAAACGACATCGGTTTTGATGGCAGAACATTACAGATAGCACAGCCAGTAAGCATTGGTCTTAGGACGAGTGACTTGGCTGAGCGTATTGTCACGGAAGGTAGGAAAACCATCTCAGGTTTCCGCATTTCGGCGCCAAGTAATGTGTTCGTCGCTAAAGACATCAACAATGTTGATGCTCTAACAGCCTTACGTTACCTGTCACGACATGATGGTTTCATGACAAAGTCTGATTCATACGGTATTGCCAGTTATATTCATCAGTTGCGTGGAAATAAGTCGGTTTACATCCATCAGGACATGGTTTCAGGCGGAATATCAGAAGAAAATATGGACGCAGCCCCTAATAGGGTCACTGTACGAGGTAAATCACGTGCTAAAAATGACGATAACGTCGTTCAAGTCGACGATATTGAGTCTCAGAAGGATGGTGTGCGTGAAGTGCAGGGTGGAATCTTCGCTCCAACGGCAAATAATCGAAATTCGTCTAAAAACATAGGTAGAAAGTTCTTGGCTACTGCTAAACGAGCAAAGGGTGCTAAAATGATGACTGAAACCATCAATTCTATGCAAGTAGAGGCAGGTGATGTCGTTTCATTCCAAGACATCAACGAAAAAACCCAAAATATGGCTCTTAGAGTACGTCACAACCTTACAGGCCGACGTTCTGACATAAAAGTGTCCTCAATCGAAGGCACTTTAGAAGATTTGATACAAAGAGCACAAGAAGGCGATATTTCTTCTATGTTTGATGATGGACAAGAAGAAAACCAGCAAGTTACAGAGAAAAACTACTCTGTCAGTGCATCAATTACAGTGAAAACTACATGGGCTATTGCAATAAGGCAAATAAGACCCGAAGGTTTGATAATTGGGCATCCCGACAGAGGATTGATTAGAGGTGATGGTACAGTGACTGAATCAGTAAACGGATTGCTGACATTGGGCACATCTGAATCAAAATGGACAATAAAGGGGAATGGTTGAATGCCACTATTAACATCAGGTCATAGATACGTAGTCGACAAGTTGGCTGAGGAGATTACTCAAGTTGTTTTTGGATTTGATGGAGGTATTGCCACCAGTGAAGATGGTGGTGCAGGTAGACCTGCCATCACCGTCACTCCGCTTGTACGCATTGTCGATGACAATACCATTTCTGTCGAAGCAAAACTCACTACGGTTGATTCGTTTACATTACCTCTCCGAGAGGTGTGTATTCGCTCAGCAGACCGTGCATTATTCAGATATACCTACGACGCAATCACGAAGTCATCTGACACTGAACTTATATTCTCAACAATCATCGAGGTGAATTAAAATGGTCAACCCACTATCAGGACATACAACAGGACAAACTGCTTCATCCGAATCACTAAAAGACGGGGCTGGTTTGTCAAGCACATCATTGACAAATCTGTACGAAGGTCTACATGGTAACGGTGTTGTCCGATTGGATGACCGGGCTTATGCAGACAGTAATCGTCAGAACACAGGCACGAACACGGCGGGACATGTTGCAGTTTCCTCAGGTGGCTCAGTTACTGTGTACGGGGGTTATGCTGTACTCGGCGGTATTCTGTATTCATTTGCCAACGGACCCAATTCCAATAAAACCTATACCGCAGGCGACACTGCTTGGCATCTTGGTTCATTACCGTCCGTACCTGTATCGAATTCAGATGTTATAGTAACTATTTATGTAGTCGCTGACAACAACACTGGTGTTGCAAATGTTAAGCACCACTTCGGTACACCTGCTGTAACCAGCACAGGTACTCCGCTTACATCTGACGCATTTCTATCTCTACCCGGTCCAACAGGACCGGCTCATGAGTCAACTGTGCTTGCTGTCCTACGATATACAATGACAGGTGGGGCGGCTAATGTGACGGCATCTCTCAACTCACCTACTGTTAGTGATAAGCGATGTCTGTTGAGTAACAGTCCTGTGTACTTGACCCCTGTTACCTCTGGAGCAACAGGGGATTACACCGCTGCTAATTCAGTCGACCATGCAAATCGTTCACTCGACACAATGAACGGAACCATGGGTGGCGCTCAATCAGGTGCGTTCAACGCTTCGCCACTCGGAGCGATATGGCAGAGTCATAGTCCTGATGGACATGCAGTGTTGTACTACAGTGCCCGTCGTGAACAAGGTGGCTCGCCTGCTCGAAACACGTGGAGGCTTGCACCGAATGAGGTCAAGACCATAACAACAAGTGCTAATCAGAGTGCTACATTTGACGGACCCAATATATGGGTTATCACGACAACTGGAGCCATTACATTGACACCTACATCTGTGTTTCCACATAGCCATACAATTCGTGTGTACCATCCGTCAGGTAGTCACACACTGCGCTTTGACCCACTCGGACTAAACTACGATGTAGTGAGGGGGCAGTCTGCTACATTCGGCTACGACGGCAGCGCTTGGAGTTTGATTGGGTTTTCGGGTGCAGGTGTCGGTCCAACAGGACCAACAGGACCAACAGGACCAACAGGACCAACAGGACCAACAGGACCAACAGGACCAACAGGACCAACAGGTGCTACTGGTTCCGCAGGTGCTGATG